ATGGTATAAGAAAGAATTGAATGGAGAAATTCGTAACGGTTACACGGTAGACCCTGAAGAGTGGGAAGACCCCGCACTTGTTAGATTGTGGTTATTCGTGAAAGGCATTAAGGATGATGCCCTGTTCTTATCATATCACATAGGCGGACCTGCAGCGTATATTGAATCAAAGCGTATTGATTCTGAAGGGTACGTGCTGCACAGTGAGCATGGATCATGGAAATTGGTTGACCGTGAGGTTTTTAGTTATGCTAATTTCAGAATGGGGGTGGGTGCTTAGGCACTCTCCCATTCGTTCGTGATTTTGCAGTGCGTGGCGGGTGCGCCCCCTTTTTTAAAAAACCGAAGAGACCCTAACCTACAAAGTGTTACGGAAGGCAGCTATAAATTCCATTCATTCTAAAAAAATTCCAGGAACTATATAATCCAAGAAAACCCCTTTACGATTCCTTGGTATGAAAAAAAATCCCGAAGAAATTTTTACCACCATAGAAGTTGATGTAAATGGTGAATATTATGCTATAATACCTGAGTGGATAATGAATGATCAGAATTGGTATGAAGGAACAGAAATCAAGTTCCATACAGATGGGGGAGAAGTTATTATTACAGAAGCAGATGCCTAAGACTTATCACGTATATCTAAAAGACGAAGTATTATTCAAAGATTTGGACGAAAGGGAGTTTAAGGTTATATGGGGAAGGTTGTTTCATTCATATTATAAGGAAGAGTTAACATATTCAGAGATTACGGATATCCCTAATAAACAATACGAAGAGAGTAGTTATTAATTTATTGACAATTGCTATATAAACTGATATAATTGAAATGTAATTACAAATTATTATGGCAAAAGGATTTACTGTTAAAGCCAATACTCCCAAGACTAGTAAGAAAGAACCAGAATGGGATTATGCAAAAGCGAAAGAAATGGTAAAAGGTAAGACTATTGTATTCTGTTTACCTGGCAGGGGAGTCTCATATACCTTTTTAAAGAATTTCGTACAACTTTGTTTTGACTTGGTGCATAACGGAGCAAGTATTCAGATCTCGCAAGACTATTCATCTATGGTGAACTTCGCAAGATGTAAGTGTCTTGGAGCAAATGTATTACGTGGTCCAGATCAAATACCTTGGGATGGTAAATTAAAATATGATTATCAGTTATGGATTGATAGTGATATTGTATTTACTGCTGAGAAGTTCTGGCAAGTAATACTAATGGATAAAGATATTTGCTGTGGTTGGTATTGTACAGAAGACGGAAAGACTACATCAGTTGCACACTGGTTAGATGAAGATGATTTCAAAGGTAATGGTGGTGTTATGAATCACGAAACCATTGAAAGTATCAGTAAGAGACGTAAACCATTTACAGTTGATTATGCTGGTTTTGGTTGGTTAACTATTAAACATGGTGTATGGGAACATCCAGAAATGAAGTATCCTTGGTTTGCTCCGAAGATGCAGATATTCGAAAGTGGTGCGGTACAAGACATGTGTGGCGAAGATGTCTCATTCTGCCTAGATGCAAAGGAGGCAGGTTTCGAAATATGGTGTGATCCTCGCATACGTGTCGGACATGAAAAGACAAGAGTTATATAACGTCACGGTAGACGGTAAAGTGTATTCAGAACTCACAGAGGAAGAATACATGGATCTTATGGAGGACTTGTCCCAAGAGTTTTATCTGACAGGTACTCCACATCCAGACAATATACACACTGAAACTATTATTAAGGACAACTAAATGGCAGTAAGAACAAAGACAGGTTCATGGGGATCTTCGACTTTTATAGAGGCAACCCCGAAGAAAACTCGTCAAGGTAACGGTAAACACTCGAAACATGCACCGACCTCCCGTAACTCGGCTCGTAAGAAATACCGAGGACAAGGTAAATAATATAAAGAGACTCCATACGGGGTCTTTTTTAATGATAAATACTAATTATTAGGTAAAAATGATGAATAAAGAGGAATTACGTACTAAATGGACGAACTTTGATGCTTCTCTAGTGGAAAAAGACGAAGATTTTGTGGATCCATACGTTAAATTAGAAGAAAAGAAGCGTGTAATCCAAGAAATAGTACATGATGATCTTAATTCTGAAAATATCACATAAATAAAACAAGAAAACTCTATTCATATGGCCGTCAAACGGGTATCCAGATCATTTAAAGACATAAGTTTGTCCTTTGATGCACATCCTGTCACCAAAGATCTAACAGTTCTTAAAAATGAGAATGCAATTACAAGATCTGTAAGGAATCTAATACAAACAATTCCTACGGAGAGGTTTTTTAATCCTGTTTTAGGGTCAGATGTACGTGATAGTCTATTTGAGTTTGTTGATTTTGGTACTGCATCAGTTATTCAAGACCAAATTGTCATCACACTACAAAACTTTGAACCTAGAATTGCTAATATTAGGTGTGAGGTCTTCCCTAGACCAGATGATAATGAATTTGAAGTAACTATATCCTTTAATATAATAGGACAAGACATAGCAGTACAGGATTTCACGTTTATGCTAGAAGCAACAAGGTAAGAATATGCCATTTACTAAATTTTCCAACCTAGATTACGACCAAATTAAGACTTCTATCAAGGATTATGTCCGTGCAAACTCTGATTTTACAGATTTTGACTATGAAGGGTCTAATTTCTCGGTTTTAATTGATACATTAGCATATAATACGTATATTACTGCCTTTAACTCCAATATGGTGGTGAATGAGTCGTTTTTAGACTCAGCATCAGTACGTGAAAACGTTGTTTCATTGGCAAGAAACATAGGATATGTACCTAAATCTAAAACAGCAGCACAAGCATCTATAACAGTCCCTGTCAATACTAATTCTTCATCCTCTACATTGACCCTAAATGCGGGTTTAGTGTGTGTTGGAGCGTCAGATGATACTCAATATGTCTTCTCAATACCAGAAAGTATTACAACCACTGTTAGTGGTGGTACAGCAAACTTTGGAACAGTCTCAGCACCATTAAAAGTCTATCAAGGAACCTATCTATCTAAGACATTTACTGTTAATGGATCCATTGATCAGAGATTTATATTAGAAAATTCAGGTATTGATACTTCTACTATTAAAGTTTATATTAAAGGTGCAGCAGATACAGGGCTTGGAAAGGAATATAATAAGGTTGATAACATATTAAACATCAATTCTACATCCGAAACATACTTAATTCAGGAAATTACTGATGAAAGGTATGAATTGCTGTTTGGTGATGGTATATTTGGTAAAAAATTAGAAGATAATGCAGTAGTAACTGTATCATATATTGTTACTGATGGAACAACTGGTAATGGTCCTTCATCATTTGCATGGGCAGGTACAGTAACATCTGCATCTAATCAGGTTATTTTACCAACAACGACTCCAATCATTAGTACTATTAATAAAGCGTCTAATGGCGGTGATATCGAGTCTATTGATTCAGTTAAGTACTTTGCTCCTAGACTGTATTCAGCGCAGTACAGGGCGGTTACAGCAAGGGATTATGAAGCAATAGTACAGCAAATATATCCAAATACCGAAACAGTCTCTGTTGTAGGTGGTGAGGAGTTAGATCCACCAGAATTTGGAACAGTTTTATTGACAATTAAACCAAAAAATGGTGAATTTGTCTCTGACTTTGATAAGCAACAGATACTTTCTGACTTAAAGCAATACTCTCTTGCTGGTATAAACCAGAAAATATTAGACCTAAAACTACTATATGTGGAATTAGAGTCTTCTGTATACTATGATCAGTCTAAAATCACAACTGTTGATGCTTTAAAGACTGATATTATAGAAGGATTAACAACTTATGGATCTTCAAGAGATATTAATAAGTTTGGTGGGCGATTTAAGTATAGTAAAGTATTGAATGTAATTGATAATATTGATACTGCAATAACCTCTAATATTACTAAGGTTATAATTAGAAGGAATTTAAAGGCAATTACTAATTCTTATGCTCAATATGAGTTATGTTATGGTAATTCATTCCATATTAATCCAGCAGGAAGAAATATTAAGTCAACTGCATTTAAAATTGAAGGACAATCTGATTGGGTTTATTTAACTGATATACCAAATAAGCGTAGTGATGGTCAATTAGATGGTAGTAATATGGGTGTATTAAGTCTAGTTAAGAAAAATACCACTTTATCTGCCAATAGAGTCATAGTTGCTTCTGCTGGAACGGTTGATTATAAGAAAGGTGAGTTAATTATAAGAACAGTTAACATTACACAGACTGATAAAGCAAATAATATTGTAGAAATACAGGCATTTCCAGAGTCTAACGACATAATTGGTGTCACGGACTTATATCTCAATTTTGACGTTGGGAATAGTACAATAAATATGGTTAAAGATACCATTACTTCGGGTGAACAGATATCTGGTATTGGATTTAAGGTCACTTCAAGTTATGCAAACGGAGAATTAATAAGAGGATGATAACGACAGGCATTGACACAAGAGTCAAAGTTCAGCAGATAATTGAAAATCAACTTCCAGAGTTTTTAGTCTCTGAGAGTCCAAAATCTGTTGATTTTTTAAAGCAATATTATATTTCTCAGGAATTTCAAGGTGGTAATATTGATCTTACGGATAATCTTGATCAGTATTTAAAGTTAGATAATTTAAGTCCAGAAGTTATAACTGGCGAAACGACACTTTCTGTTGGAATTGCAACTGCTGGATCAACTGTTAATGTTGCATCTACAAAGGGATTTCCAGACGAGTACGGTCTTTTTCGTATTGATAATGAAGTCTTTACATATACTAGTAAAACACCTGTCAGTTTTACTGGTTGTGTTCGTGGATTTAGTGGAATTACATCATATCATGCACCAAATCAACCTGAAGAATTAGTTTTTACTGATTCATCAGCAGATAGTCATGATTCTGGATCAACTGTTATTAACCTAAGTTCTTTATTTTTAAAGGAATTTTATAATAAAACTAGATATTCTCTTACTCCTGGACTAGAAAAGGTAGATTTTGTCAATAATCTTGATGCCAGTAACTTTATAAAAACATCTAAAACACTTTATCAGTCAAAAGGTACAGAAGAATCGTTCAGAATACTCTTTAATATCCTTTATAATGAAGATCCAAAGGTTTTAGATCTTGAACAATATGTAATTAAACCATCAGCATCGGAATTTATACGACGTGAGATTGTACTTGCTGAGATAATAGAGGGTAATCCATTAGGTTTAATTGGACAAACTATCATCAAATCTAATGATAGTGCTACTAGGGCATCAATATCTGAAGTTGAAGCCATTACTAGGAAGGGAAGAACATATTATAAATTAGGTTTATTTGTTGGATTTAATGATGTAGACCTTATTGAAGGTACATTTGGTATTACTCCAAAATCGAGAGTTATTGGTGATGTTGCTACTGGATCAGATGTTATTACAGTAGATTCTACCGTTGGGTTTGGTGTAACTGGAACTGTTGTTTCTGGTCTGAATACTTCTATTAGTTACACTAGTAAGTCTATAAACCAATTCTTTGGATGTACTGGAATAACAACTGATATTAGTACTGCTGATGATTTAAGATCTGAGGAATATTATTATGGGTATGAATATGGAGATTTAACCAAAGAAGTTAAATTAAGACTTACTGGGGTTCTATCAACATTTGTTCCTAACAGTAAAATCAAATTATCCTCAGAAAAAGAGCAAATATCCGTTAATAACGTTGGTGAGAAGATTAGAAATCCTAATGTAGACCCTACTAAGAAGGAAATTTTCGCTAATTCTTGGATTTATAACACATCTTCTAGATTTGAGATAGAAAGTGTATCTGGATCCAATATAACACTGTTTACAAGTGATATTGATAAGTCTAGTCTTAAAATAGATGATGAGATAGAAATATTATTCAGAAACGAACAAAATCTTGCTGCTACTGGTACAGTTGCAAATATTGATATCCCAACAAGGACTGTTAGTATAAACAATTTAGTTCTTGAATCTGGTGTATCATCGATACCAGCTACTAATAGGGAATATGATTTAAGAAGAAAATTAAATAGAGCATTTAGTTCTGCAACTAATATTGATAATGGAAATAATATATTAGTATCTGATATACAGAACGTTTATACAGATCCTAGTGATGATTTTTATGTTGCATCTAACTCATTACCTTCATATGATATTTCAGCAACAATTCCAAAGGCTATTTTACCAGATGCGACTACGAATCCACCATATTTACAGGGATTCGATTCAAATACACTAAAATATTCAGTTTTATCATTCCCATCCAACGTACCATTTATTACTGGTGATGAGATTTATTATACTCCACAAGGAACTGAAATTACTGGATTAGAAGAAGGTGTTTATTTTGTTGAGGTTCTAGGTAATCCAAACCAGATCAGATTGTACATTTCTAGGTCATTTATACCTATATCTGATTATTCTGAGTTTGAACCCATTGCAGCAGGTTCTGGAACCCATACGTTCTCATTAATTGGTTCTATCAATCAACAAATAGGTGCTCAAAAACTACTTAAAAAATATCCATTAGATCCAAATCTTAAAAATAGTATTGCCACAAAAACTGTACCAGGAACTACTGGAATGTTGGTTAATGGTGTTGAGATTAGAAATTATAAGTCAGAAGATAAGATATATTCTGGTCCATTAGAAACTGTTGATTTATTGAATGGTGGATCTAATTATGATGTTATTACACCACCAGATATTGTATTAACTTCTGTTGGATCTGGAACAACCGCATTGGTTAGACCAGTTATTAGTGGTAGTGTTAAAGATGTTCAAGTTGATCCACAAGCATTTGATATTAAGAGAATTCTTAACTTAACTATTGAAGGTGGTAATGGTGATGGTGCAATTTTAGAACCAGTCCTTTCAAAAAGAAAAAGAGAAATAACTTTTGATGCTAGATTATTAGTAGATGGTGGTGGAATTGATGATACTGATGAGACAATAACCTTCCATACTGAACATTATCTACAAGATGGACAACCTGTTGTCTATGATAGAAATGGTAATCCTCCAATTGGAGTTGGATCATTTGGAAATAATGCTGTTAGTCCTGTTGGATTAGGTACAACTACCCTTGTTAATGCTTCTGTATATTGGCCAAAGGTTATTAATCCAACTACAATCAAACTGTATCAGACAGAAGATAGTTATAATGTTGGAGTTAATACTGTAGGATTTACAACTTCTAATAAGATTGGTACTCATATATTCCAGGTTTGGAATGAAGAAAATACATTAAAAGATGTTAGGGTACTTAGTCCTGGAAGTGGGTATGAGAATAGGCAATTATATGTAAAACCAGTTGGTATTAACACAATTACTAATATTATTGAATTTGTTAATCATGGATTTAAAGATGGTGATAAAATTGTTTATGATACTCTTATTGGTGCTGGATCTACTCAACCACAAGCAATTACTGGTTTAACAGTTGCAACTGGAGTAGTAACTACTAGCAATTACTATCAAGTTATTAAAATTAATGATGATCAGTTCAGAATTACTAATGCTGGACTTGGTGCTACTATAACTTCAAATTATACTAGAAAAGATTATATTCATTTTAGTGATAAAGGAGAAGGATTCCAAGTATTTAAGTACCCAGATGTTAAACTTAATATTGCATATGAACGTGCAAATTCTGGTAGTTTAGGTATTATAACAGCAACTCCTGTGGTTCGTGGACCTATTATTGATACCTATTTGTATGAGAAGGGTACTAATTATGGATCAGAGATCTTAAATCTTGAAAAAACCGCAGGTGTTACTGTTAAATCGGGTAAAGATGCTGAACTAAAACCAATTATTACTGATGGAAAAGTAACTTTTGTAGAAATACAGGCAAGAGGAAAGGAATATACTGCTGCACCTGACTTAGAAGTAGTTGGAATTGGTACTGGACTTGGTGCTAAATTAAGAGCTGTTATTGAAGGTGGAAGGATTATTAATGTAATTGTACTTGAAGGTGGATTACAATATCAGCAGGATAAAGTAAGAATTGATGTTACATCTCCTGGATCTGGTGCAAAATTAGACCCACGTATTAGATCATTAACAGTTAATCATTTTTCAAGATATGGTAAGGAATCTTTAATAGAAACTGATAATAAGTTACAATATTCTCTTGTTGGATTTTCTACTCAAATTGGTGACAATACCTTTGAAATTAATGCAACTTCACACTCACCAATTATAGGTTGGGCATATGATGGAAATCCAATTTATGGACCTTATGGTTATAGTGATGCTGATGATCAAAATTCCCAGATAACAAGTTTAAGTACAGGATATTCTCTTAATACATCAAATATAGTAGATAGACCATCAGGATTTGGTAATGGGTTCTTTGTAGAAGATTATGAATTTGATAATTCAGGTCATCTGGACATTTATAATGGAAGATATTGTAAAACACCAGAATTTCCCGAAGGAACTTATGCATATTTTGCAGGTATAACAACAGTAAGTAATGAACCAGTATTCCCATACTTTATTGGTGATGCTTACCGTTCAAACCCACTTGATGAGAATTTTAACTTAAATCAAGACACATTCGACTTTAACACCTCTAAAATAATCAGAAATACCTATCCATACAAAGTATCTGATAAGTATGCTGGTAATGATTTCATTATTGAATCTAACGAGATTATTAATCAAGTTTCTGTTATTGAATCTACTACAAGTGGATCAGTAGATTCACTACAAATTATTAATGCTGGTGATAATTATCAGATTGGTGATAATGTAAAATTTGATAATACAGATACAAATGGTGGTGGATTAAGTGTTGCGGTTACTGGTATAGAAGGTGAGAAAATTACTTCTATTGAAACAACTGTCAATAACTATGAGGATGCTGTTTTTATATGGAAAGACTCTAATACAGTTTCTGCATATATTGCAACTGCACCTTCTTTAAATACCGAAGATAATGTTGTTGTTTCTGGATTAAGTACTACATCAATTAAAGGTCTTACAGGAAATCATATACTTGGAATCGGTACAGCACGTACATTTGTCTATAAAGAAATACCAGCTGCTACTGGTGTTGCAGTTACTGATATCTACGTTACTACTATGCCAGATCAGATTTCTGCTGGTAGTAGTATTTCAATAGGTACAGAGAAACTTTCAGTTCTTAATACATTTGATGTTCATAAGGTATTGAGAGTTAAGAGAGGAGTATCCGCAGGAGTTCATACAGTATCAACCGAAGTTGATCTAATTCCAAATTATTTTAATCTTCCAATATCTGTAGATAATTTTGACTCTAAAGTAAATAAGACAGTATATTTTAATCCACAACTTTCTATTGGAGTTGGAACTGCGGTTGGATTGGGTTCAACTTCAAATTATTCAATAGGTGACTTTACTAAGGTAGTATCTACTCCTACACATAGCATCTACTTACCAGACCATCCATTTAGCACAAATGAAGAAGTAACTTTAAGAAAACCACCTGCTGGTTTTGGTTTAACAGTAACAGATGATGGTGGTGCCACACAGTGGGTTATACCAACATCAGCTAACGAAGAAACTGTTTATATTATTAATAAATCAAAAGATTATGTTGGTATAGTAACTCAGGTTGGATTAACCACAAGTAGTACTGGTATTGCCTTTATTGGAGATACAACAGTTGGTTCTAGCATGTTTGATTATGCATTAGAAACAAAATATACTCAGGTTTTAGGAGATGTTGAGAAAATTAATGCAAAAGTTTCTGTTTCTACTGCACATAACCTAATAAAAGGTGACTTAATTGATCTTCAAGTTAAACCAAACCAATCAGTTGGTGTTGGTACATCTACTCAAATAAATGTTAGTTATGATGCAGATAATGAAAGAATTTATATTAACCCAGTTACATGCCCTGTTGGTAACGTTTCTCTTGTCGATAGTACCTTTAATATAGAATCACATAACTTCAAGACTGGCGATAAAGTATATCATACAGACGTTGGTGGACAGACTGCTCCAATCTTATCTAAGAAAGATTATTATGTCTATAAAGTTGGTGATAACTTCTTCAAATTAGGTGAAACTTATTATGATGTTACATCTAAGACACCAAACCTTATTGATCTTACATCAAATAGTGGTGGATCGCTTGTACATACATTCTCATTAATTAACCCACCTATTGAAATTCTTGAAAATAATAACTTAGTATTTGGTGTTGGTGATGCTTCATTATCAGGATATGAGTTTAAATTATTCTATGATAATGATTTTAAAAACGAATTTGTTTCAACTGGAAAAACTGATACTTTTGAAGTGATTGGTGTTGGAACTGTTGGTGTGACAACTACCGCTACTGTATCTTTACATTATAAGACTACTAATCCAAAGAATCTCTTCTATAACGTACAAAAAGCAGGATATATTAGTACTGCTGATACAGATGTATCAAATTATTCAAATATTAGTTATACTAATAGTGCTTATAATGACAGTTATACTATATTTGGGATTGGTGCAGAAGAATTTAGTGTTGCATTACCAAAAGTACCAGAAAATCTAATTTATACTGCTTCTGAAACTGAAATATTAAAGTATACTACAAAATCACCAAGAGCAAGAGGTCCAGTAAGTAAACTTACAATCAATTATGGTGGGGATGGGTATAAGAAACTTCCTTCCTTTGTTAGTATTGCATCTACACAAGGAACAAATGCTAGTGTATTACCAGGATCAGAAACTATTAATAGAATTGATGATGTTAGAATTCTTGATCCAGGATTTGAATACTCTTCAGATCCAACATTAAGTCCCGAAGCATTTATTTCTCCTGTTATAACAATAGTTAATTCAAATACTATTAGTGATATTACAGTTCATAGAGGTGGTAATGATTATACTAGTGCGCCAGATTTAGTAATTGTTAATCCAGATACTGGACTCGAAGATTCTACTGGAATAATAGAAGCAGAAGTAAGAGGTAGTTCTGTTTATAATGTTAATATAATCATACCACCAAAAGGTCTTTCACCCGTAACACATGAGATATTTGCTGTTAATAATAGTAATGGATCTACTATTAGTCATGTAGGATTTAATTCTGGAACTAGTGTAGTTACAGCAACATTAGTTACTCCTATTTTAGGATTTAGTGTGGCACCATTTGCCGCTGGTGAAAAAATATTTGTAGAGGGTATTCAAAAGTATAATACTGAGGGTAATGGATTTAATTCTGCCGATAATGGGTATAAATTTTATACTGTAAGTAATATGAATAATACTAACCCTGCGACAGTAGAGTTTAGTTTATCAGGTATTGCAACTAATCCAGGTATTGCTAAGACATCACAAAATTCATATGCATCAATTATAGGTATAGGTGATTATCCAGATTTAAGAGTTACTCAGAAAATATCCAACTTTAATGTGGGTGAAAAATTACTTGCTCACGTTGGATCCGAATACGTTCCAGTAGATCTTAAAGTAACTGAATCCACGGATGAATATATTAAAATTATTGAAACTATACCAGGTGGATTTAATTTGGTAGCAAATCAAAAAATAAAAGGATTTGCAAGTGGTAATATTGCTACAATTAATTCTATATCAACTAATAAGGGTCAATTTGACGTTGGATATTCATTGAGACAAGACCGTGGATGGAATGATAATATTGGTAAATTAAATGAAGATTATCAGGTCACACCAGATAATAATTACTATCAGAACTTATCATATTCAGTTAAGAGTTCAATAACATATGAAAATCTAGCAAATCCAGTGAATAGTATACTTCATACTAGTGGACTTAAGAATTTTGCTGATGTTGGTATAACATCTTCCACTAAGGCTGGTCTTACCACTTCTCAATATATTGATATTGTAACTCTTGATGTTATAGGTGAAAAACGAGTAGATACTATTAATAATTTTGATTATGTTATTGATGTAGATACAGTTGACAATAAATCAAAATTCCTTAAATTTAAAAATACAAAATTAACTCCATATATTGAATGTAGAACTAATAGAGTTCTAGAAATAGATGATTTTAGTCCATTATTCTCTGATACTGGATCCAGTCTTTTCCAATATGTTGATTTATCAATTAATGCACAATATGCAACGTTCTTAATTCAGGCAAGAAATCCAAATAGTAAGGATACTCAAATTTCTGATATTGTTCTTTATAAGGATGATAATGATGTCTTTACATTAGAGAGAGGTAGAACTCAGACTGGATCTGTAGAATTGGGTGAGATTAAAGCGGAAATGGACGCATCATCGAATGTAATAATAAAATTCACTCCTGATGATCCAAATAATAATGATTATGACTTAAAGATCTTAAAGAAAACATTTAACTCAAATCTTGCTGGTATAGGAACTCAATCTATTGGATTCGTTGATTTAGTAGGTTCTAATAGTATAGTTGCTGCTGGATCTTCATCTGTAGTAATATCTGCTAATACTGTTGATAGAGAAGCATATTTCGTAACATCAGAAATCGTTGATCTTGGATCATCAGAGACTAATTTTGTTGATATGTACCTTACTCATGATGGTACAGATACTTATGTTGCAGAGTACTATTCTGATAGTGAACTAGCGGCAACTTCAAACTTTATTGGAACATTCACTTCTGCTATCACTACTGGTGTCTTATCATTAACCTATGAAAATACCACTGCTGGTGAAGTAAGTGTAAGATCGAATATTATTGGAATAGGATCAACTGCTGTTGGAATTGGTACTTATAGATTTAAATTAACAGGACAGATTGCTGGAACTGAGAAAACTATAAAATATGAATCTCATTATGCTAAGGTTTCTGCTGCATCAACGGTAGCATCATTTGCGAAACAGGAAATATCCAGCATTAAGGGTTATGTAAGAGTTTCTAGTGGATCTACTAGTGCATTACATGAAGTATTAGTATCTCATAATGAAACTGATACTAATACTCAATCATCAGCCTTTGTAAATGTTGGAGGTACTTCTGGACTTGGAACATTCTCTTCCAATTATTATGGATCGACTTTGGGATTACTCTTCCATCCAGATCCTGCTTATACTGGTGCTGGTAATACTGTAACTGTCCAAACATTTACAGAGCAATTCTATACTGATATTGACTTATTAAATCTTCCACCTGACTTACAGTACGGAACATCTACTAATTCTCTATCATTAGCACAGTATGATGCGATTAATGGAAGTAGGTCTAATAAGACAAGTTTCCCAATGCAGAGAAACGCAGTACCAATATATGAGAAGAAGTTTGATCCATCTGATGCATCTATATTGGATGTAGGAACAGGTATATTCTCTATTGTTGATCACTTCTTTGAGACTGGTGAGAGATTAATTTATACTCCAAATTCAACTTTTACTGGAATTCCAATTACTGGAATAACTACTACTGGTGGCGTACTACAATCAGAAGTATATGCAATTAGAATTGATAA